AAATTAGGAAATAACCCGAAAAAAATTTCGGGCCATTTTTTATGCCAGAGGTCGCTCAAAACGACCTCTTTTTTTATGGCGAAATTATGCGTGGATTCTCTGTTTTTTTGAGACTATCAGATATAAACTGCCTTGATGGTTTGTATTCCATAATATCCGCAACATTCTCTAGGAAAATTCCTAAGAATTCTGGTCTTAAAATATCGATATTTCTCTTTTTGTCATTTAAATCAGTTTCATGTTGCAAAAAGGTAAATGATGTAAGTTGTGATAAGGTTCTTGAAGCACCATTATCTAAAAAAGTAATTGAATGATTTTCTGGAACTCTTAATCCCTCTGGTTGAATTAATCTTCCATTTGTATCTCTTATCAACTTAGTTTCATAATGATGAATATTTGATAATTCCTCTGCTGTATATTTCTCATTAAGGTAAGTTAAAAAATCTTGACTCCCCATAGGCCACTCATCTCTGACATGAATAATATTATTTGTTGTTAATACTACCCAATCTAAAGCAGAATCATTGTAAAAACGACTTGCAACTTGATCTGGTCTTTCATCTCCTTGGACAGAATATTTTGTAAACGTTGTGATATCATTAAAGATATCATCACGCATTACTACTCTTTTAAAAATATTTTTGACGAGTTCATAATCATAAACAGAATTTCGATCATTTGACAATGACGGATAATCAAGATTTGGAACTTGTCTGAAATAACTATTGGGTGATCCTGATGATGATCCCCTTGAACCTGAGTATGTCATATTAGTAACCTACATTGTCTCCTTCGATTGCCATTTGATCTCCTTGATATATTGGTCGAAGTTCAGTGAAATCAAGATCCATTTTAATCGCAACTGGTTGTGAATCACGGTATGCTGACCAATAACCATTTGGAGCATAATCAACTCTCATAGTCGTGAGTGCAAGACCGCCTGGACTAAATCTATTTACAGTGTTCAAAATTTCATTACCAGATTTATACTCCAGAGTAAATATGTCTGGACTTTCTAGAAAAGTCGTACTTCTGAATTTTGGTGCCATGCCATCTTTAAGAAATTTGATAATTGCTCTAATTTCTTCACCCTCATTCTGACTTCTTGCGATCATTACAAAACTAAATCCAAAATCACGAATTACAGGCCCTTGAAATAACATCTCTGCATTTGGATTTAAAACTTTACCACCTTGTCTTGCTAAGAATGTATCAGCATCCAAATCTGATCCTGTTAAAGTTCCCGCTAATTTAGCGATTGTTCCAGTGTATAGTGCTGCTGCACCTTCTCTACCACTCCTATCTTCTTTTCTACTCGCTATCGCTTCTCTTATTGCTTTATCATTTAATCTATCATCTTCATCTTTTCCAGATAACCTACCGTTACCAGTTAAAGCATTAGTAACATTAAGAGCCACAAGTCCTGATGAGTTTAATTCACTTTTTCCCCATTCAACACCATTTACGTCTGTGACCTTTGGCATGGGTAATAAAATAGTTCCCTTTAAGTCACTTCCAACGACACTATCACCAGCGACAGTTCCATCAATAGGTTGTCCACCTCTTGTTTTTGTGGTTTTCTCTTTATTAACTCGATTTACAGTTCTGCCCGCTGACTTACTCATGTTCAAGTTTGGCCTGACATAATTATATCTTGTGATTTTAAAGTGATCCTGATTCACATCAATATCAAAAGGATATCTCATGAGTTTTTTATCACCCACTCCTCTTCGTGATTTTCGATCAGCTGCATCAGCAACTCCAGCAAATGCGAGACTTGTAGATTCTCTCTGTTGTTCTAAAAATTGTTCATTTTTAAATTTTTTATCTGCATCTGCAAAATATTGTGATTGTTCTTCAGAACTTGCTTCCTCAATAAGATTTAAATATGATTCTTTACTAGATCCATAAACTGCTTTATTAAATGCATCTAATGATTCAGATGTATCTTTAAAAGCATTAAATTTAGACGATGTATTATCCTCAGGCACAAATACATTATTTGAGTTTTTTATACTCATACCTATGAATTTATTATCAACGTTAATAAAACTAACGCTTTCATCACTAATATTATATGGTCTGCTTTTTTTCTCTGCCATTAGTTTTTGTTGTAAATTCGATCTCTTGGAACTGGAATTCCTCTCATGTCAACAAATTTTTCAGTCGGTAATTGTGCTACATCCGACCATTCACTATTAGGAATACGATATGGTGTTCCTCTCACGCCAGTATAGAGATATTTATGTAGAGTTCGGGGAGGAACTGCAACTGCACCCTGAGCAGAGTTATTTAGTAAGCTTATTGCTAATTCGTCTCTTTGAGTCAAACGCACATAATGAAGATTACAACCTAGAAAACCACCTGTTTGATACTCGATCACATATGCGAGTGGATACATGTCATAATATGGTTGTTTAGTCTGTGCTGAGTAAGTAAAAAAATATAATTGGCCAGGTGCAAATCCAGCTGTATCCGCAGCGTCACTGTCAAAGTTTGTTGATCCAAGTTCTTCAAGTAATTGACTACGAAAGTAATCCTCACTCACTTGACCACTCACTTTATTTAAGATGGTTTGAAGAATACTCATCGAATTCCTAATTCTTTTTCAGTCATGATTTTAAATTCTAATTTACGATCATCACAAAACTCTCTTGCTGCTTTCCATTTTGCCTGATTTTTGGCGTAGGTTATTGATTCATTAATTAATGTCTTTCTTGATTTTCCTTTTGTTGCTTTTGGTTCTTTTGTTTCTCTCATCGGTTTCACTTCAATCACCGATCTACGAATATTGCTGTCCTTATCTTTGTATTTAATAAAAAAATCAGGAAAATATCTACGAACTCGATTTGTTGTTGGATCTTTATATGGTATCCAAAATTCCTCTGATGCCCATTCAAGTATATTCTCATTCAAATCACAATAATTCATGAACTTTCTCTCCCAAAGAGACCTATAAATAATATTTTGAGAGTCTCCTTTATATTTTTTAGGATTAGAGGGTCGATATATCCCTTTATAGAATATGGGATTCCCGAACGCGACTGATATATTTGGATCAAACCCTGAGAGAAGTAGTGTTAAATTTGTTAGAGATACTGTTGCAAGGCCTTCTCTTGATACCTTTTATGAGGTTGATTTTTCTTTTGGAAAATCAGACGTATGGTTAGGTTCAATCGGTAAAAATCGAACTCAAAGTAATGGTTTTATGAGAAAAATGTCCTTGCTGTGTTCACAGGCTGAGATTCCAGGCACAAGTTTTGTTCCCTCAACCGCAATTGGACATCATCAAGGTATTCAAGAAGAATTTCCTAATTTAAGAAATTTTCCACCATTAAATTTAGTTTTTTATTGCGATGCAGATCAAGTAATAATTCAAGTTTTAGAAAGTTGGATGTCTTATATTAATCCAATTTTTACAGATTTAGAGTCATCAACAGCATATTCACGATTTAATTATCCAGATGATTATAAAGAAGATATCAGTATTACTAAATTTGAAAGAGATTCTTTTGTTCCAGCAAATGCAAGACAAACAACTTATAAATCACATTATGCACAATTTAAATTTAAAAATGTATGGCCATCTAATTTAACATCAATGAGAGTTGCCTATGGTGATTCAAATGTGTTAAGATGTAATGTACAGTTTGCTTATGATAGATTTTTCACATCTTTCACTAAAGGTGCAGAACAAACACGCAATGTTGTCAACTCAGTTGATGGCATTATAAACAGTAACGCCACTAAAGAGGCTGTCGAGAGACAACAAATTTATGATGATCTTACCACACCACAATATCAAAAAAATAGAAACAAATTGAATGCTAGTAGAAGAAATCAGGGAACTGGAACAGTATTTAAACACAACTCAAATTATAGAAATCGTAGAAGAGGTAGCGGAGCTCGCTAAATAAAACACTGAATTAATAAATTATGCCATTACCAACCATTGAAACTCCAACCTATGAGTTGAAGTTACCATCATCAAATAAAAGAGTCAAATATAGACCCTTTCTTGTGAAAGAAGAGAAAATATTGATCATTGCTCTTGAGTCAAAAAATGAAAATGAGATTACGAACGCTGTGACAGACGTTTTGAAAAAATGTATTTTAACAAAAGGAGTTGATGTTGATAATCTGCCTACATTTGATATTGAATATCTATTTTTAAATATTCGAGCTAAATCAATTGGAGAGGATATTAAATTAACTGTCACCTGTCCCGATGATAATAAAACGAAAGTTCCAGTGACAATTTATGTGGATGAAATTAAAGTTCAAAAACAAAAAGGTCATAAACCTGATATTGTTTTAGATGATAAGATGACTCTTCGGATGAAATATCCATCTCTTAATCAGTTTGTTAAAAATAATTTTAGCACAGATGATGAGGCAGACACAATGGTTGACAAAACTTTTAGAGTTGTAGCTGATTGCATCGATACCATTTATACTCAAGAAGATGCATGGGATGCCAAAGATTATACTCCACAAGAAAGATTAGACTTCGTACAACAATTAAATTCAAAACAATATAAAGAAGTTGAAAAGTTTTTCTCAACAATGCCTAAATTATCTCATAAAATTGATGTTATAAATCCAAATACAAAAGAAAAGGGTAGTGTCACTTTGGAGGGTTTGGCTGATTTTTTCGCCTAAGTATTGCAAGAGAGGATCT